AGATTTGGTTGGCCAATGTTTAACAATAATATCTCCACTCAGAGTCTCAACTTGTTTTCTAACATCGTCTAAGTTAAATTTAAGATTTGGGACTGCTATACCTGTTAATACTGAGTCATATCGTTGTCCTACATACCCTTCGTTAAGTTCTAACGTATAATGAACTACAGTTTTACCCAACTTAGCGGCTGCCATTCCTACATTTACCAATGCCCACGATTTACCAATACCAGGAGGTGCAGCGAACATTATAAGTTCACCTTTACCAAACCCACCATCAACTAACTCATCGATTGCATCCCAACCAGATGGTATTACATTTCTAACAGTAGATTCGTATCTTTCAGTAATATTTTCTTTATATTCATGTCCGATGTCAGTATCCTGACCTGCCTTCATTGCATCATCAATCTTAGATTTAATTACATCAAACTTTCCATCGTTTAATAAATCTACTGATTCTAAGATTGCATTCTTAAAAGTTTGGTTTTTACAGAACTCTAATGATTGTTCTTTAACATATTCTAAATCATCTGATTCTAACCCATTCCAAACTTGCTTTAGGTTGTCTACTATAGAATGTTTAAGAACATCCATCTCAACCTTATCTGCTTGATGTTTAAAGACATCTAATGTTGGTAGTTGTGAGAATGTGTCGAAGTGATGTAATGTCTTACTTACTATCCACTCATTTGCGTCTGAATCAAACATCTCAGGTTTAAGAATATCAAACATTTGTTGTAAGAATATCCTATCTGACAATAAAGATGAAATTATCTTTATCTGAAATGATGTACCGAACTTAGTTCCAAACGTAGAATGATTCATATAACTATTTTTAATTTGTGTAAATATACGACTTTTTATTTAAACATCCAAACACTTTGTTCGGAAATATAAATATTTTACTTTTGAGTTTGCTTTGAATACTTATCCAAATCACCCCAAGAGTTTACCAACCAAGTTTCTATATTCTTAAATGCTGTGTATAACTTATCAATCATAAATTCTTTTTTAAATTGAAATGAGTTTAATCGATTGATAGGTGAATTTATGATGTTTCTAACATTTGATGTAATTGCAGCACCCATTATTGGTTCTGATAACTGCATTAAATCATAATTCAATTTCAAAGTATCGGTATTCTCCAATATTTTGTTTTTTAGTTTTTCATCATCCATTTGAGCTACTTTTTCAAATAAAGTATCCAACGTTAAGTCATCTGATTGTAAAAAGTCCAATTTGTTAATCAATGTCTTTGGGCCGATTCCACTTACACCAGGAATATTATCAGATTTGTCACCATCGAAAATTCTGTAATACACTAAGTTCTTTGATGGGACTCCGTATAATTCTTTTACATCATCTTTGTACATCATCTTTTTCTTAGTCGGTTGCCATACTGATATCCTATCATCCACTAATTGTAGAAAGTCCTTATCAGATGATACTATCAAAACTTCTTTCTTAAAGATATGTCTTGCTGCGTATGCCATTATATCATCAGCCTCAATATGGTCTACATAACACACATCAACGGGTAGTAGTCCTAAATACTTAATTAAAGCATTAAAGTTACGTTTCATAGATTCAGCTTGGTCTTCTAAATCTTCGTAACCAACCAATCTATTAACTTTGGTTAATCCAGTTCTACCGTCCTTATACCCTTTGTGCATTTTCTTTCTACGAGCAGAACCACCCTTACCATCGAAAACCACCAACACTCTTGTTGGTTTATTGTTTCTAATAAGAGCACCGAGAGATAACAGACAACCTGTTATCCCTCCTACGTGCTCTCCATCATCATTCAGAGTTGGCACTGCACCAAAGCAGCGGATAAAGAGATTGAGCCCATCTACAATCATAACCTTATCATTAACATCCTTCTTAGGAGTCTCTGATAACTTATTAAACATTTCCTTATAATTAGATTTCGTGCCCTTCATCTAGCTTTGTTGTATCTGTGTTTGCTGCTTCGGATGCTTCTTTGTATCCTAAGATATATGCATCACAAATTTGTTTATACATTTGCTCCTTTACCTCTGGTCTATCTTCTAAGATTTTAGTGAAACCTTTTGCTTGGAATTTGATTTCCTCACCAGTTGATTCATCAGTCCATGTGTACCATGCTCCACTAATCTGTATCAACTTATATGTTTTCATAGTGTTCAACCACGAACCATATCTATCAATACCTCTATCAAAGTAGATTTCAAAATCAACTGCTCTTAGTGGTGGGCCCATTCTGTTCTTAATGACTTGAACTCTGGTCTTAATACCAACCGTTTGTTCAACCCCACCTACTTTAGAATTAAGTTTACCCATTTGTTTCATTCTCAATCTACACGATGCGTGAAACCCTAATGCTTTCCCACCTGATGTAGTATAAGGGTCTCCAAAGGATACTCCCATTCTAACTCTAAGTTGATTTGTGAATACTACTAAGATTCGTTCTCTACCAATCATATTAGTAATCTTTCTCATTGCTTTAGAGATGATTATTGCCTTTTGGGTTGCGTAACCTGCTTGGTCATAATCTGCTGCTAATTCAACTTTAGTAGTAGCTGCTGCTACCGAATCTACTACGATTGTTACTAATCTAGTTTTATCAGATTTTCGAACAGACTCTATAATCGAATCCATTGCATCAAAGATATCCTCTACTGCATCTAAAGGTACATAAAGTAACTTTGCAGTATCAACACCTAGTGCTTCTAAGAACTCTTGATTTATTGCATTCTCTGTATCAATATACACAGCCAATCCACCCTTCTTTTGGGTATTTGCCAATGTATGTGCTGATAGTAGAGATTTTCCACTTGCTTCTAATCCAGTAACCTCTACAATTCGTCCAACAGGAAATCCACCATTTGGTCGATTTGATATCGCTAAGTCTAACATATCGTCTCCGGTAGACACCCACTCAGTTAAGTCGGTGGGTGTCTGCTCAGAGCCATCTAAGAAATACGCAACTTGCGATTGTCCTTTGAACTTTTTATTAAGGTTATCTGCTAAAAGCGATGATAATTCATCACGATTTGTTTTAGCCATTTTCCTTAATTTTAGTTATTAAATAAATCATCAAATGCATCTTTTACGTTAGCAGTTGATGCGTTTGAAGTTGTAGCGGACTGTGGTTCGCTAGTTGAAGTGGTTGGTTGGGACTGCGATGGTGTGGTTTCTTGTTCTTCTGAATCACCTACTTGACCAGTTTCCATCCAAGTTTCCAATAAACCTTTCATCTCATCGTAAGTATATTTTTTAAACATACCAGGAAGTTCGATTTGGTCTTTTACAGATTCTAATACATTCTTATCTTCTGTAATTGGAGTTTGGTTTGGTTTTACTCTGATATAAGTTTCAGGATAGTTCTTACCCAACTCTTTGGCAGTTTTAAACTCAACTGTAATATCTCTACCACTTGTTGGGTCTGTTAAATCACCATAATCTGGGTCTGCGAAGAAAGCAAGAAGTTCTTGATACACAGTCTTTCCAAATCCCCAAAATTTAACTCCTTCAGATTCTTCACCACGAACCAATACAGGAACGTAAGTTCTCATCTTAGGTGTTAATTCTTTTGAAAGATTCCAATCATTTCTATCACCAGTTGATTTCAATTGGTCAGCGAACTCCACTAATGGGTCTGCTTCACCATGTGTTTGTGGTGAGAGAATATTCTTACCACCAAATCCATAGTGGAAAAATAGTTCAATGAAAGGGTTAGATTGATTGTGAACGTAAGGAATGATTCTTACTTGTTGTTTGCCGGGCTTCGGCTTCCAAAGGTTATCTGTTTTCTGTACCTTTGTCTGCAGACTGTCTAGTCTGTTTCGGATTGCATTTAAGTCAATTGCCATAATTACTCTTTTTTAGTTATTAATTATTATTATTTAAACAAATATACGAAAACTATTTCTAATTTCCTAATTATATTTGTTTTTTATTTTCAACACTAATTTACCCCCATGTGTTGACATGGTCTTAATTTTTTATAGTGGATTTAAAACCACCGATTATTTATTTTACTAAGGGCGAACTTTACGCCAATTCTAAATAATCAATATATCTGTAAGGTTGAGAGAGTACATCTCTCAATCATTACTTTGTAAATATACAACATTAATTTGGATATTCCTAATGTTTTGTTGTTTTTTTTAATTTATTTTTTATTTATATATTTTGATGGTCTCAGGTCTTAAATGGAAGTACCCATTTTTATATTGTGAATACTGCCCATTGGTGTATTCATCAGCCAACTTTTCAGCAGCTTTGAGGTTGGATGCTTGAATTAATACATCTGGTGCTTTTCCGCTAAATCTACCATCTGATGATTCAATTAATCCGAATAACTTGAGTTCAGTTAATTTACCTTCTTTAATAAGTTTAGGTTGTTTTAGAGTTTTCATCTGTTCAACCATCAATTTTCTGTTTTGTTCTATGTTTGCCATAATATATATCCTATTGTAATAAATATCAAACTTTTTTAATTAACATCAATTATTCTGAATAGATTGGTTTTCATAATTTTGAAACCATCACCATCAGTTAGAATCATTGAATTACGATAATCCCCCCATTCAATCTGATATGATTTATCCAATCTACCACCATTTAAACCTTCTATAAGTCTGTTTAGTGCATTGATGGTATACATTGTATTAGATTCCTTTTTCCTATGTACCATAATAGTTGATGGTAGGAATTCCGTATCTCTGTTTGGTATAATATTATAACTTATCACCAGCTCTTTAGTTGGGTCTAATTTAAGTATAAATATTTTTCTACTGAATAACTCATATCCACCAAATATCTTAGTTAACAAATCCTCAAACGAAGATTCTGTTGTAAACGTACATAATAATTGCGTTCTCACTCATTCTCTCCGTATTATTTGTTTTTTTTTCGTTTAGAATCACCTGAGAATGACATTTGTACTCCACCACCCGCTCTTCCTTTAGTTCGCTTATCCCTATATGTTATTGAGTAATCATCTATATTATCATTACCAGGCTCCGTAACATACATCGGTACGCCTTTTTCATCAAAATATTGTTTGTTATGGGATAACCCATACCCACCACTTGTTTTAATATTATTGGAAATCTCAATAGCACCTAATAAGTTTTGAGGTTTTATACCTTTACCTGTTCTTAGGGTTTTAACATTATTCGGCCCTACTATTGCGGCTAGTTGTTCATCGGAAATTAAATTACCTAATTCTTTGGATAATTGGTTTTCAGATTCATCTAAAGCTTTTCCAAATTTATCCCAAAATAAAGATGCAGGGTTTGTACCGGCTAATGATTTTTTGATTTCTTTTATCTTTTCAGCATGTTTAGTAGTAATATCTGTTATTTTAGATAATTCTTCTTTACTAAAAGTATCCCCTAATCCTATTTCGGATAAGTTATCTTCTATAAACTTAGTGGTTTTTTGTTTTGTTTCTTTAGGAGTATTACCCAATACTAATTCATCGTTAATCATTAAGGTATTACCCTTTTCACCCACATACGAACCACTGCGACCTCTTTTAGATTCATCAGGATGTAATTGTGTTACTGCTTTTGAATTAGCAGGAAACCCATATGTTCTACCACTCTTCCCATACTTACAACTAATTAAATCAATACGTTCTGTATCAGATTTACGAATTTTATCACCACCAGGGAAATTACCCGCCGATGGTAAATAAACCTCTTCACCTTTAGCAAGTTCTTGTTCATACAAGTTGTTTTCTGCTATTTGTTTGATAACCGCGCCTGCAGCATCTGAATCTGAATTGTGTAATTCTGAGAATAACTCATTATATGATTCGTTGATAGCATCTGCAGCATCTTGACTTGGTACTTTATGATTTTTTGTGATTTGGGATAATCGTTCTTTATGTTTTCTCAACCCATCAACAAACCCAACATCCAATTGACCAGAATCTACTAATTTTTGAGCTGCGTCAATGGTATTGTTTAATGCTGGATTTCCGAAACTTTGTTTTAGATATTCATTGGTGTGTTTATTTGATGGCATTTTGATTTTCCCATTTTCATCCTTTACACCATAGATACCATGTAGTCCTGGTCGAATTCTACCTAAAGTTGAATTACTTTTAAATAATTGCTTCACCCCATTATCAGTTTTTGGAGTAGCTTCATTTTCTTTACCTAAATCAGGTTTAGATGCCGTACTTAATGTGTTTTTAACACCACTTGCGTTATATTCTTTAATATCAACATATTCTTTTACAGTATCTACTAATTTTTGAGTAGATGATGTACCATTACCTAACATTTTTCTAAAACCACCTAATTTATTAAGGTATGCTTTTTTACCATTTGAATTTGTAGAGAATCCCATTTCACTAACTAACCACTCAGCTGATTGTTTCTTTTCTTCAGCTGATGCATTATCAGACATTAGTGTTTCTATCTTTTTCATAGAATCATTAAATAATACCTGCTTATCATCTGAGAGTTCATCATAGAATTGAGAACTACTATTCTTCATAGAATCCAATTTCTTCTGAGAATCCTTACTGAAAGTTGATTTAGGCTTAGATTCGACTTCACCCTCTTTATCTTTTTCAGCCTTACTAATTTCACCCTTTGATGGTGCTATGTGTGTTTCAGGATTAGCCGTCTTTACTGTGTAAACATTTCCAGATGTTTTGTGCTTAACCCAAACATCTTCATTTTTTAACTTATCTTTTTCGTAAGTAGTAAGAGCACTTTTTTGAATATCTTTATCTACTTCTTCTTTGTCATCTTCTTTAGACTCATCTTCTTCATCCAACTCCAT